GTATTACTGAAATGATGAAGTATGCCTCTCAACCAAATAAGAAAATTTGGTATGTAGCACCTACATTTAAAATGGCTAAAGAAATAGCATGGTCTAGTTTAAAAGAAATGTTAAACCAATTTAATTGGATTGAAGACATTAACGAAACTACTATGACTATTACAGTTAAAAAATCTCATAGTAAAATATCTCTTAAGGGGGCTGACAATTATGATTCACTTCGTGGAACGGGGTTGGACTTTTTAATTTTAGACGAATTTGCTGACATAGATAAACGAACTTGGTTTGAAGTGTTAAGAGCGTCTGTAGCTGACACGATGGGTCATGTTCTTATGTGTGGTACTCCTAAAGGCTATGGTAATTGGTCGTATGAGATGTACCTTAAAGGTAAGCAAGATAAGGAATGGAATAGTTTTCAATTTACTACATTAGAGGGTGGAATGGTAAATGATGGAGAAATCCAACAAGCAAGATTAGACTTAGATCAAAGAACATTTAGGCAAGAATTTGAAGGTACTTTTGAGAACTATGCTGGAAGTATTTATTATAACTTTCATCCTATTGAATCTGTTATTGAAAAATCTATTGATTGGACAAAATCATTACATATAGGAATGGACTTTAACGTATCTCCAATGTCGGCTTGTGTTTCTCAAATAGAAAAAGATAAAATTTATATTGTAGATGAAGTTATTATTTATGGAAGTAATACAGATGAAATGTGTGAAGAAATTAGAAACAGATATGGAACTAGAATGCCTATTTTTATTTATCCTGACCCAGCTTCAAGACAGAGAAAGACTTCTGCTGGAGGAAGAACTGATTTAAGTATATTACAAAATGCTGGTTTTAATGTTAAAGTTAAACATAAGCACCCAGCTGTTAGAGATAGAATAAACGCTGTCAATTCCAAACTTAAAGATTCACAAGGCAACAGATACATTTTTGTTAGTAAATCTTGCAAAACTTTGATAAAAGGGTTACAAAGACAAACATACAAGGAAGATACAAACATTCCTAACAAGGAAGACGGATTTGACCATATGAACGACGCTTTAGGATACATGATTGATTACATTAAGCCTCTAGTTGTTCAAACACCAAATTCTAATCCAGCAAGATGGACAATGAAATAATATGGCAAACTCAGATAAAATTATATCAGTTCACAAAGACTATGAAGAATCAGTAAATAAATGGGAGTTCTATATCAGATCATATAATGGTGGATTTGATTATAGTGCTGGTCAATATTTACATAGATATAATTTAGAACTTGATAACGAATATGCAAAAAGACTAAGCAACACAGCATTAGATAATCATTGCAAAAATATAGTTCAAATTTATTCATCATTTTTGTTTAGAGTTAAACCAAGCAGAGACTTTGGTAACTTAGAAAATGACCCTATGTTAGAACTATTCTTAAAAGATGCTGACTTAGATGGTAACTCTTTCAATACAGTTATTGCACAAGCCCAAAACTATGCATCTATTTATGGTCATTGTTTTATGATGTTAGATAAGCCAAACTTTACAACTCAAACGATGGCACAAGAACTTGATGCAGAAGTTAGACCTTATATTTCAATAATTACTCCAGAAAATGTTTTTGATTGGAATTACGAAAGACTAATAAACGGAAGATACGTTTTAAATTACATGAAAGTAAGAGAAGAAGTTGATAGTGAGGGCGGAACATACTTTAGATTATGGTACACAGATAAAATTGAAACTGTGTATGTTAAAAGTGAGTATGATGACCCTAAAATGATAGATACTGTACCTAATCGCTTAGGCAAGATACCAGCAGTTATTTTATTCAATTCTAAATCTCACAAAAGAGGAATTGGCATGAGCGATCTTACTGATATTGCTGATCTACAAAAATCTATTTACAATGAATATTCTGAAATCGAACAACTTGTTAGATTAACTAACCACCCGTCATTAGTTAAAACTCCTGGTGTCAATGCTTCAGCTGGAGCTGGTGCTATAATTGAGATTCCTGAAGAAATGGAACCAAACTTAAAACCTTATCTATTACAACCAAGTGGTCAGAACTTACAAGCGATCATGGATTCTATTTCAACTAAAGTAGATGCAATCAATAGAATTAGTCATGTTGGAGCAGTAAGAACTACTAAACAACAAATAGCATCAGGAATAGCCTTACAAACAGAATTTGAATTATTAAATGCTAGACTATCTGAAAAAGCAGATCACTTACAATTAGCAGAAGAACAAATATTTAAAATGTTTGCTGAGTTCCAAGGTAAAGAATTTGATGGCGAAATAAATTATCCTGATTCATTCAACATTAGAGACTACGCATCTGATCTTATGTTCTATCAACAAGCAAAAGCAATCAATGTAGGATCTCCAACTCTTAACAAAGAAATTGATAAAGAGATAGCTAGATCAATAGTAGATGATGATGAGAAGTTAGGAACTATCTTTGATGAGATTGAAGCTAAAGCTGAAGTTGGAGAATTTACTCAGGATGAAGTAGAACAAGAGGCAGAGGTTACTGCAGAACCTATACAGTAACCCCTTAAGTTTTTTTTAATTATCTAAAGATATAAATGGAATCTGTTTAACAATTACAGATTTTTTAACTTCAATCTCTCTTTGACCATCAGAGAACTTAACTATTGCTATGTCATCATCTTTAGTACCTAAAATAATAGTAGATACATGATTAAGATTTATTAACCTAACATTAGAAGATCCAATAGGTTGTAAAGCTATAAAGTTCATTATTTTACCTCCTTGTTAAATTCAATTTGAGAAACATGGAATACAGGATAACTTCTAAACTCAGTTTCCTTTCCATCCATAACCATTCTAGAAAGTTTAGTAACAGCTTTACTTCCTTTGATTACTTTACCACCTAATTTTCTAGCTTGGTTAAAAGTACAAAATCCACCTTGTAGATTTGTAGATTGTAACTTCTCAAGATTCTTACCTGAGAAAGGTTTCTTAGTGTATATGTTGTAGTACATTATATCTCCTATTGTTGTTTTTTTCATAACTTACCCTCGGATATTCCATTAATAGGATCAACAATTAATACAGAGCATAGTTAGTGGTTATTTCTTGTTTTCTCTAACAAAATATAATTTTAAATGATCTCCAACAGTCGAAACAGTTACTTTGATTAAATGTTTATCATCATCCCAATCATCATATTTAGATTTCTCTATTTCTATTCCTCTTGCCATAGCCTCGTTTAGTATTTCTTCTTGTTTCTTATTCATATTATTTACCTCCGTTTAGTATTTTTTGTTTAGCTAACATCCATCTTGATTCTTCATCAAGAATTTTACCTTCTTGTTCTTGTTCTTCTATTGGTACGACTTCTAAAGGTTCTAAATTTTCATTCTTAGACTTCTCAAAAAGTTCATCCCAATACTTTTTTGACTTAATCATTTTAGACTCCTATTTTTTTTCATTCCCTATTATACAACATTCGGTTTTACACATCCTGTAGGTTCTAAACGATTTGCTTCAATTTGTAAAAAATGAGCAACTGTTATCAATCAAAAAAAAATTAATTTTATCTGTTGCTTGGTTTTTTTGTCTTTTAATGATATTTAACTTTCATGTCCGATATTGTTGAACAAATGACAAATTATAGAATCTCTCAAATTGAGTTAGCTGAAGCTAAGTACTATGAAGATTTGATAAGAGCATTAGATAAAATAGAAAAAGAAGTGATGTCTTATGTTGGAACACTTCCTTTAAAAGAGGGTAAGCTATTTGAATTAAAGTCAGCAGTAGCATCAAGACCTATCATTAGAGAAATTTTAGAAAGAGAATATTTACAATGGTCAGATACAGTTGTTAGAGAGGGATATTCCAAACAAGCGAAAAGAATTGAAAGAGCATTTAAGAGTATTGGTAGAATTCCTATTGAGTTCCAACAACTAACTGATTCTGACTTATCTGTTATAACAAATCTTAAAAGACAAACATTTAGTCAATTTAAAGATGTAGCAAATACATTTACAAGAACAATTTCAGATAAAATATATCAAAGCACATTAGTTGGAACTAACTTTACAGAACTACAAACTGAACTAAGACAAACAATAAATGGTATCTATGCTATTGCAGATGACGAAGCTGTAAATAAATTAATTAAAGAAATAAAAAAAGATGAAGTTAGAATTAGAAGACTCACAGTACCACAAAGAGTATTAATTAGAACAAAATTAGATAAAAATATTCAAACATTACAATCTAAGTATGCAACAACAAGGTCAGGCGAAAACATGAAACGATATGCTGGCCAAATCCTAAATGATGGTCTTAGAGAGTTTGATGCAACTTTAAATTTACATAAGTCAGTAGAGGCTGGATTAACAATGTGTAAGTATTTTGGTAATATTATTCCTACAACTAGAGATCATTGTAGGCTTGTAAGAAGTGGGGAATATGATATACGAAATGGAGGACTATTTACGATTGATGAAGTCAAAGAACTTTGGGCATCTAAGTCTTGGAAAGGCAAGAAGTCAGGAGATCCATTATTAGTTCGTGGAGGATATAATTGTCGTCATCAATGGAGCTTCGTTAACCCTGATTGGTATGACGAAAGCGGAACAATAATAACTGAATAAGGAGTAATATGTCAGAAGAAACAAAAGTAGTAGAAAATACTAATGAAAACACAGAAACAAATACAAATGAAGTTTCTGAACAAACACAACAGAAGACTTTCACACAAGATCAATTAAATAATATAATTGAATCAAGAGTTATGGCTGAAAGAAGAAAATACGAAAAGAAAATACAAGAGGAAGAAAACCAAAAAGCTGAACTTCTTAAACAAGAACAATTAAAAGAAGCTAAAACTAAACAAGACCTTGAAAAGATAATGCAAGAACGATTATCTGAAAAGGAACAGGAAATCCAAAGAATTAAAAATGAAATGGTAGCTGAGAAGATTGACAAACAAATTCTTTCTGTAGCATCTTCAAACAAAGCTGTAGTTCCTGAACAAATAGTATCTCTTTTAAAATCAGAGTTACAATTATCTGACGATGGTAGAGTAGAAGTACTTGATAATAATGGAAACATCAGATATAACGAAAAAGGACAACCTTTAACTGTAGAAGATAGAGTAAAGGAGTTTTTAGATACTAACCCACATTTCCGTCAAG